AGATGTTGTAGGCACGATCACAAGGACTTTCTGCTCGTGATTGTCCAAGTACCACCGCATGAGATTGTAGATGATAAAAGATTTACCAGAACCTGTAGGAGAGAGAAGAATACAGCGCTTGTTCTTGATGCCATGTGAGATAGCATCGTACTGATAGTCACGAACATCAAAGGGAGCGCCCAGAGACTCAAGATACTTGACAAGCTCTTGGTGCTTGACAGTGTTCTTGAGTTCTGGATGCCCGTAACGCTCGTTATCAATAATCTGTAGAGGGTAGAATCTATCAGCACAAAACTTCTTAAGGTGAAGCCATAGACCTACATTTAGTTCTTTAGAGATTTGGTTGAACAGTCTTACCTTACCATCCCAGACCTTTCTCTTGAATGCAGGCATGTAGCGATATCCGGGTACAAAGAATGAGAAGTACTCACGCAACTCTTGCTGCTGCGCAGGGTTACACTCTACGACAAGCATAGAGTGATCCCGCATCTGTACTCGGATAGTGTTCTCCACTACCGACCTTGCCCTCTGTAACGCTTCCAGTTACGCCGCTTGTGCTTATTGGTGGGCTTAGAGTTATGAGACATGCCGATAGAAGTTCTCTTGCCAGTACTGTTATTATGGAGAATAACTTTTTTGTTTTCTCCCATCTTAAGTTTTGCCATTATCTACTCCCTGTCCATTCTTCTGCTTCAACGAGCATATCTTCATGATCCCAATCTTCTCTACCTTCTTCAGTTTCAAAGACATCAAATCGACCCTCAATGTTAAAAGGTTTGTCGCAAGTGTCTGCGTCAACATTCGGCCATCTAAGACCTTCGCACTGTGCCCTATGCAGTTCAACTGCTTCCTCTAGAGAGTTTGCTTCGACTTCATCAATATAATTATATTCTTGAGTTGCATAAAATCTGCCATTAATATAGAAAGTTGCCATGCTATGCTCCTGCCTCAAACTTGCGCCATTCAATGATGTTCTTGATAGTCTGATGGCGCCATTTCAGATTATCAACAATTTCTGATACAGTATCTATGATGGTCTTAAGATACATGATTTTTTCTTCGCTGCGCTGAATCTCAGGGTCAGAGTCATAGTAGTGCTCCATGTCCCCTTTCAGAACTTTCAAGCCATTGAAAGGGTCAGGCTCCCAGCCTTTACTGACCAGCTCTTCTTGACTCATCTTGCCGTTGTAGTAAAGCCACTTATCTTTCAGCAGAATCTTTTGAGAATGCTCTGCTCGCTTCAACTGTAACTTAGTCAAAGAGAGGTATTGAAGATACTTGGCGTGTAGCTTGGGTGTGAGTTGAGAAACTTTCTCATACTGATCACGAGGTATTTCACAATCTTCTTCCCATTCTTTGAGAATGGATTCAAGATCAATCATATCAAAACTCCATATTAAATAATTTCAAATTTAGTAAATCTAAATCCTGCGTCAAAGGTTATATATGAAACATCTCCCGCTGCCGCATTAAACTGAATAGAACTTACATTTGTCGGGAGACAATCTTTGTACCGAAACTGAGTGCCTTGATTGTTATGCGAAGTAAGAACACTTAGCGTGATGTCGGCAAAGGTAGGAACACCAGTACCAGTGTTATTCACCTGTCCTTCTAGAGACATTCTTTCCAACCAAGTGTACATCTCTTTATACGATTCCATGTCTTCGTCTAGAATCAATGTAAGAAGCAACTCATCATAGGCAAGCTTATCACCTGCAAGAGGTACAGTCCTGATATTGAAAGTAGCAAGCTCAACAGGCGGAATAGACACACCCGGATGGGTAACCGACTGAGCAAAGTACTCAATGTTCGGATAGTTCTCTCTGCTGATGACTACTCTAAAGCCTGTAGGCTGAAGATAGTTCTTGTTAGTTGAAAGTGTAGCCATGACTAGCTCCGTAGTATTATAACATTATTTATATGCAAAAGAAAGGGGGTCCGAAGACCCCCTTGAAGTGCGGTAGGTGTGACCCTACTCTTTTTAGAATCATTAGGCGAGGATGTTGTCGACCCGGAAGATTCTGTAGTACTGGTTGCTCTTGGCTGCAGCAAGACCGTTGGAAGGCGTAGCACCAACGAAGGGGTTGGAAGCCATGCCGTAACGAGTCTTGAAGCCAATTTTCGGCTGGAAGGTATCTTCGCCGACTGCCTTGACCATCTGAAGAGGGACATAGGGGCAGTAGAAGAGACCAGCGTCATAGGCGTTCGAGCCCTTGTAGCCAACCGTAACATAATCGGTGGATGCATAGGGATCAATGTAGACACGCATACGACCGTTGAGCGTACCAGCGAAGGTGTTGCCTGTGTCGTCAACCTGAAGGTTGGTGGACATAGCGGGCGTGTAGTCGAGCATACCGGAAGCTGCGAGAGCCGTAGCGACATCGGAGGAGCAGACAACAACATTGCCCTTACCACGACGAGTCTCTTTGGCGATAACATTCGCTTCACGATCAAGCTGGACAACCAGACCCTTGAACTTCTCAGCGGACCAACGACCGTCAGCATCTGTGCTGAGGTTGAAGATACCGTTGATAGCTGTGTTGGACTGGAGGCAGCCCGTCTTAGCTTGCGAGTTCATGGTACGGATAACTTCACGGTTGATTTCCGCAAGGATTTCCGTGCTGAGGATGTTAGCCAGCTCTGTCTCAGCATCAAGACCGTGGATAGCCTTGAGATCCTGAGCCAGTTCCAGCGAGTACTCAGCCTTCAGCGCACGAGAAACAGCGGTAACCGTTGCTTTCTCAATGGTGAAGCCCATCTCACGGAATGCAGTTGCACCTGTCGAACCCAGACCTTCTGCTTCTGCAGTGGTCATACCGGTTGCGAAGATGTCCGTGAGACGCTGATCGTCAATGTTGGAGTCCTGGCTTGCAGAGTCAATTCCGTTGAAGCCAGAAGCGTTATCGGAATCGTGCGTACCAGCGCTGTCGCCAGAGAACTGAGTCTCAGCTTCGTTGAAGAGCGCTTCACGGCTAGAGGTAGCACCTGCGCCGTAACGAGCCTTCATTGCGAAGATCAGGCCAGTGGGACCAGACATCGGCTGAACGCCGCAGATGTCATAAGCCATGAGGTTCGGCATTGCCCGACGAACGAGCGAGATGAGAATGGGATCCCATGTGCCGATGGAGCTGGTGGCGTTGCCAGGAGCAGCTTCGTTCAGATCACCAAAACCAGCGTACTGGGCACGCTCTTCACGAAGGGCACGCTCTTGGTTCTCGAGGATAGCAGCCGTGACAGCACGACGCTGATGGTCTTTGATCTCGCCAGCGGACGATTCGTTAAGAACCGGTGCCCACTTTTCGATCAGTCTATCGAAGGATTGTGTTTCCATGGTTTAAGTTCCTTTCTAGTTATTATTGCTTAGGAGCGGTTTTGCGAATAGTGGAGAGATATTGCTCCATGATGGAAGAAACTTCGACTTCAGCTTCGGCTTCTTCTTCGATCATTTCTGCAGACTCTGCACTAACTTCTTTTGTGAAGTACGACTCTTTGACGGTGGCAACTTTGGCAGCGAAGGACTCTTCGTCTTCAAAGTCAACACTCTCAATGAGGGACTTCAGTTTCTCAATCTGAGTTTCTGCGAGGTCACGGCAAGCTTCTGCGATAACCGCATTCCGCTTGTAGACTTCCAGCTCTTCAGAAAGCTTAATAGCATCGCCGGTTGTGCTGTTGAGCTTCTCTTCAAGCTCTTCAACTTGCTCGGCTAGCTCGTCAACTAGGTCGACCTTGGACTCGGGAACTTCAATGTAGGACTCAACAAAGAGATCCTTCATCTTGTTCATGAATGTCTCGGCAATTTCAGTACGGAGACCGTTCTGGATTGCGATACGATTCTCTTCCATCCAAGTTTCAACTACATAGTTCAGGTAGCTGTCTACTTTTTCAACAAGGTCAGATTTCGTGGCAGCAATTTCTTCTGCCAGTTCTTCCTTGTACTGTGCTTCCATACGCTCAACTTCTTCGCTGAGCTTGGACTTCACAGCTGCCTCAAACAGTACGGCGGTCTTGGCCTTGAACTCTTCGCTCAATGTAGCCTCAGACTCAACCAGTGCTTCCAGCTCGGCAGAGGTATCAACAGTCTCAGCGACCATTTCTTCTTCTGCTTCAACTTCTTCGCCCATCATCTTGCTGTATGCCGCTTGAAGATCCTGCTTTTTCATAGCATTCATCTTCCCGTACATAGCACTGATCATGCCCGCCTTTGTCTTGGGCACGGGAG